TGGTACTTATCAAACTAGAGTGGTGAGAGGATAATGGCAGGACAGTTAGATTCATTGTTAAAAAAAGTAGCAAAACAGGTTGTATCTGATTTAGGTAGTTCTTTAGATACAACTATTACTTATATTAAGAAAGGAGTATCAAGTTATAACATTGACACTGGAGAAGAGATAAGTGTAGATACTAATTTTTCTGATATTAAAGCACCAGTTGAATTTATAAGATCAGAAGAAGAGGGTGATCAGGAAATGAGAGAAGCAAAAGTTTATATAACTCCAGATCAAATAGGAAACAATCAACCAACTTTAAATGATGAAGTAAAATTAACATTTGCTGGATCTATTAGAACTGGACAGATAACAAGTATTGATACAAAACAAGGTGGACAGACTTATTTATTTACATTACTAGTGAGGTTCTAATGGTAAGAAATTTTAAAAATGCAAAATCAGATTTAGACGCTCAATTAAATGAAGCATTTAATTCAATGATTGGTGATGTTTTAGCTGATCTTGCAACTGAAGCCAATAGTCCAGTTTATACAGGATTTTTAGCATCAAGTTGGAGAGCACAAAAAAGCCAGGTAAGACAAAAAGACAGAAGAGAAGATTTTCAACCTTGGGCATCAATCAAAAAAGAACATGATTTACCAGTAGGCGGAGCACCTTGGAAACCAGCAGGATCAAGACCCTCTAATCCAGTTATTGAGCCAAGATTTTCTCCTCCTACTTTTGATTATAAAAAAGGTTGTTTTATTGGAAATCAGGCAGAATATTCAAGTTATGTAATTGAAGATCCACGAATAGCTAAGTATGTAAAGAATGATATAAAAAATACTATTAATGAAAACTTTAAAGAGAAAAAACGTGGTGCTATAAAAATTGGAGCTACACAAAAGAAAGTTTTGTTTGGTAAAGGTAGTAAAAAAGGTAAAAAATATACTGGTACTTCTGAAATTTAATTATGACTTTAGTGAATACAAGAGCAGCTTTTGAAAAGGCAGTTACCGATGCTATCTCTAATGTAGATCCAACTGTTGTAATGGTTTATGACAATGTTCATTATACAGACCCAGGTAAAACAAAAAAATATGTAATTATGACAATAGATTTTGGGCAGTCTACATTACAAAATCAAGGTACATCTTCGGATTATTATGCTGGAGTCATACAATGTAATGTTTATTGTCCAAAAGGAAAAGGAACTGCATCATTATCTTCAATAAGTGAAGCAGTAATAGATGGTTTGACTTCTGTAAATACTACGAACTATGTTGATACTTTTTCTTGTAAACCTAGAGTCTTAGATATTACAGGTCCAACTCCTTTAAATATTGAAGATAGAAGTCATTTCGTTGGTGTAATATCTTGCCAATTTACCGCTAACGCTTAGTATATAGTAAAGTAATATAATTTTGATATGACAAGAGCAGTTGATCTTCTCAAAAACAGGTTTGGAGTTTCTCAACTTTACAATTTTGATGTGAAACAAAATGATGAAATCATTCTTACTGTTTATTGGCACCCTTTGACTATTGCAGAAAGAGAAGCTATTCAGAAGAAAACTGGCACTGAAAATACTAATGAGTATGCTTTGCAAATGATGATTGAAAAAGCATTAGATAAAGATGGTGTAAGGTTATTTCAAGATGGAGACAAGGCTTCACTAAGAAGAGAAATAGAAGCATCAGTTCTTGAAGAAATACAATTAGCAATGATTAGTGCTGGTACTGATCGGGAGGTGTCAGAGGCTAAAGCCGATTTAAAAAGCTAACGGTGACTGGAGATTTATCTTTAGTCTTGCAAAACTACTTCATAAAACTGTAGCTGAGTTGTGTGAAACATTGACTGCTGAAGAGATGATAGGTTGGGCTGCTTACATAGATATAGAAAATGAAGAATATGAAAAAAGAAAAGAGCAAGCTCAACATGTTAGTGCTTTAAGAGGTAAAAAAAGGTAAGATAGGTTTAATATTTGATTTTTGATAGCAAGTGGCTAATTACGGAATAAATATTGATGTAAAAGTAAAGACAAGAGAATTAACTAACTTTAATTTAAAGATTAAACAAACTAATGAAAGAATAGATGCAGCTAATAAATCTTTAGAAAGATTTGTTACTGCAAGTCCAAAACATATTCCTAAAGTAAGTCAAAGTTTTAGAGATTTAACCGTAATGGTTAATAAAGCTAATGAAGCATTTAATAAATCTACTTTAGGAACACCTCAAGCTGTTGATGCAGCAAGAAATCTTGTAAGGGCTAATGATGAATTAAATATTGGACTGCAAAAAAGAACAAAACTTTTAGAACAAATTACTGTTCAAATGAATTTACAAAAGATGGCACAAAAAGGTATAAGGCCATCAACAATGTTTGCAAGTCCTATTGGACCAGGACAGGCTACATCAGTATTTAGTGGCAGAGTAAAGCAAAATATTGCAGCTTCGCAAGCCATGAGACAAGGTGGTTTTGCATCTTTTAGTAGCAGAGCAAATCAAGTTACGGAAGCAGCAAAAATTGAAGCAGTAAGAAATAAAGCTAGAGATAAACATTTAAGAAATATTGATAAAAAAGTTGCAAAAATAGCAACAATACAAACACAACAACAATCACAAAAAGCATTTGCAGCATTACCAGGAGGATCATTTGGTGTCTCAGGGGGTGAAATCGGACCAAGATTACCTTTAAGAAATAGATTAGGTTTTGGTAAAAATGCACAAGGCGGTCCTTTTTCTATGCCAGGTGGAGCAATGGGGAGAGCAAAAGGAGGGATTGGAAGTGCTTTGATTGGTGGTGGTTTTCCATTCTTGTTTGGTGCAGGAGGTTTAAGTGCTGCTATGGGTGGTATTGCTGGTGGTATTGGAGGTGCATTAGCTCCTGGAGGAGGGTTTGCTGCTTCTATTGCTGCAACTGCTATAGCTTCACAAGTAGAAAAAGCAATTCAGTTTAGAAAGGCAATTAAGAAATTAAATGAAGAAGTATCAAGCATGGGGATAGAATCTGAATTTTCAAGGAAAAACATTAAAAGATTAGCTAAAGAATTTGATATAACAAATGACGAAGCAGTGCAATTAGCAGCAACAGTTAAAACCTTTGGAGGAGAACAAGGATTAGGTTTGTTAAGTCTTTTTGGTTCAAGAGAAAATTTAGATACTTTAGCAGGTTTAAGAGATACTGCATCTGTTTTAGGAAAAATTGAGACGTTTAAAAATGATATCAGTGAAGAAACAAGGCAAGAACTTTTGCAGACATTAGCCACAAAAGGTTCATTGCAAGCTCAACTTGATCTTGAAGAGGCATTAATAAGTAAAAAAAGACGAAAATTTATTGAAGATAAAAAAGCTGAAGACTTAAAAGAAAAAAATAGAATAAAAGGACAGCGAGGTTTATTGTTTAATAAATTTAAACCTTTAAAAGATACAGAAACTCCTGAGCAACAATTACAAAGATTAAATGATTTATTTGTTTTTGCTAACGCTAGTCAATTTGAACTTTTAAATAATCAAATAAAGATTAATGAGCAACTACAATTTCTTGCTGAGTTTCAAGCACCTACAGATCAACTACGGGAAATGTTAAATCCAATGCGTCAGATTTTAGATTTAAGTGTTGCTATAAAAGATGGTTTCCAAGAATCATTTAGTGGAATTATTAAAGGAACAATGACAATTAGCGAAGCTTTTAGAAGTATGTTAAATCGTATTGCAGATCATTTTCTTGATACTGCTGCAAGAATGGCTGCTACACAAATACAAAAAGGATTTTTAGGTCTTTTTAGTAATATGTTTAATTTCGGAACTACTAGCAGAGCTAATCAGTTTTTAGGTGGAGTTGCAAATCCTTTTGGAGGTGGTGGTTCTAGTGGTGTATCTTTCGGTTCCGTGAATCTTGGTGCTGCACCAAGATTTGCAAATGGTGGCAGACCTTCAGTAGGTAGAGCTTCAATAGTTGGAGAACGTGGCCCAGAGCTATTTGTACCTGATAGAGCAGGAACTATTATCCCTAATAATGCAATGGGTGGTGCAATGAATGTAATTGTAAATGTAGATGCATCTGGTTCTTCTGTTGAAGGTGACGAACAAGGTGGCAGAGAACTTGGTCGTGTCATCTCAGCAGCAGTACAATCTGAATTAATACAACAAAAAAGACCTGGAGGTTTACTTGCATAATGGCTACTTTTCCTTCAATTGCTCCTAAATACGGACAACAAAAACGATCTAAACCTTTAACACGCACGGTTCGCTTTGCCGATGGGTTTGAACACAGAATTTTATTTGGATTAGCAGAACATCAAAATCCAAAGATATTTAATTTAACTTTTGAAGTCTCGGAATCAGATGCAGATACAATAGAAACTTTTCTTGACGCAAGAGCAAATGATAGTGCCAGCTTTACTTTTACACCACCTGGAGAAGCAAGTTCTTCTCAGTTTGTCTGCGAAGCATGGAGTAAATCAATACCATATTTAAACAGAGCTACGATACAGGCTACGTTCAGAGAGGTGTTTGAACCATGAGTACTGGCCCTGTTTTCAGTGAAGTTCAAAAAATTAATCCTTCAGCAATTATTGAACTTTTTGTTTTACAGCTAGACACAGCATTACATGGTGCAAACACTATTTATAGATTTCATGCAGGATCAAACTTAAATGCAAATGGTGAAATAGTTTTTGCAGGTAATT